TGCTACCACGTCACCGATACGTCGAATGGCGACCGAGTGCAGCGGGATGCCAACGCGAGTGTTTGATCCCGTCAGGGAAGCGAGATCGTAGAATTCGCAGTATGGGGCATTGTGCTCCTCCGTGATGTACTTGAGAACATCATCGACTTGCCAGTCATAAATGATTTTGGCGAACTGCAAGGGGATGCCGCGCTTCAAGCGGTAGGGACGAACCAGATAATTTTCATGAAGTTTCTGGACGCAAGACCGGTAGCGAATCATGGATTCAGCCGCACGAACACCGGTAATGAAAGCCGTAGATCCTTTCTTGCCTTGCATGGTGTAGTAATCAACAGATTCGGGCAGACCTTCGGAATGGTCAAGACCGAAGTGGTAGGCCGTAATCGCGTTTTCGGGCATGTCGCGGACCCAGCGCCCCTCCGCTTTGCGGACGTCGCTCCAGAGAACAACGGATTGGCGTCTTCCCAAAACCCACACTTCTGCGCCATACGGCAAGCAGTACCACTCCATGTCGACCCAATCGAAATCTCGCACCATTTCGATGTACTTGATGGTCGCCGGGGAAACCATTTCCTCGTCGCGGAAGATCACCTTGACCGGACCCAAGCCGCGTTCTTCATGGATTTCTTTTGCGAGGTACAGAACTGCTGTTGAGTCTTTGCCGCCAGAGAATTGAACGCAGACGGTGTCGAACGTGTCGTAGACGTGCCGGATTCTCTCCCTAGCAGCATCCACGACGCTGATGTCTAAGAACATGCGTTGCCGAGTCACACTTTTCCCTTCCGAACGTCATGGGCCAACTTAGTCTCTGTCGGCCTCTTGAATGGCACGGGGTGCTTGAAGAGGCCCAAGTACAGGGCTTCCCACTTGTCCTGCGTCTCGATCCGTATCCATTTGCCTCTAATCAGCGGGGAGGGGTGGGGAGAGCGACCCATCATCTGGTTTATCTCTACTACCGTGTATCCAGCGTCACGAATTTTTTGAGCGATTTTTCTACAGTACGTTGAGCGCACCATTTGCTTCGGCCCGTAATCGTCCGGGCGGACGCGCAGCACGGCGGCTTCTGTTGTTCTCCACACTTCTTTTGAGCGACCAGAGCGGATCTTCTTCAACGTTTGTTCGTTGATCCCCGACCTAAGCGCTACAGCATTGATGCTTAGGCCTTTTTCTTTCAGCCACAGTAGGTGTCGCTGGGTGACGTCGGGAGATACTGACCTTCTGACTGGGGCGGGCCCTGTCCCTTGTTTATACCTACGTATAATACGCATGCGGTCGCGGTTGTATATGCGGTGAGCAACAAGGCAGGCATCACAGCGACAACCCCTTGAATACCCGGCATGTTCGCCGTGCCGAATTGGTTTTGTCATGGGGCAACTTTATCGTTGCCCACCCAAGAGTCAAACGTCACCGGCATTTTTTCCGCAAATAATTTCTCAACTTCGTCTGCATAATCTCGAATTTCACGCTGAGCAGTCGGATCTGTCCGCAGCGACAAGAAGTTCATCAAGGCACGCGCATTGACCGTCCAATAAAACTCCGTAAACGTTCCGACAGGCAGCACGACACGAGCAACCTCGCGGGCAACGCCTCGCTCCAAAAGATAGTTATACGTTCCGAAGGCGTGTCTCTCCGCAGCCCAAATCGTTTGACTTATCTCGTCAGCCAATTCACCGTCAACAGGCGTGAAGGTGTAGTTGCCGGGCTTGCCAACTTGCTCCCTGACGTACTCACCCCGTGGGACATACCCTTCATTTTCAAGACGGGTATAACGGCCCGACAATTCGTTGAAGGAACCGATCCGATGCCGGAACCACTCGCGCGCCACGAAAATCGGGCACTTGACGTGGAAGCGGAACGAGTTGTGTTCGAAAGGCGTACCGTGACGCTCTCGCATCAAGAAGTTGATCAGACCTTCATCTGCCTTGCTCATCGTTTCAACTTTGTTGCCGAAAGAAACGCGGGCAGAGTTGACAACCGACAGATCGTCCGCCATAGCGCCATCTAGCCGAACAAATCCATGTTCGTGAATCACTCTAGACCTCCGAATGTGCGTCGATAAACGACATAATCTTTTCCGCCGTTGTCGCGCCGTCGTAACCAGCATCGTTGCGCAACCAGCGGATGAAGTCATACCATCTGCGTTGCTGTTCCGGGTCATCGAAAACGAGCGTGTACTGGACAACCGCTTGGGGAGCCGCACCTTGACCGGTGACGCCGCTGCCCTGAATTGCTACCTGCTTGTGGTCAACTTCGCTACCAGCGACAATTCGACGTTCGCCGTCCTCTCCCTCTTGAACCGTCGGCTTAAACTCCGGCAAAGGTGTGTCTTGAATAGTCGGGGGAAGGTACGAAGACGAACCGACGGAATCACTGTTCGCATTATTGCCGAACGATGCCTCCTCGTAGGTGGCGATCTCAAACTCGTCCCATCCCAAACCATCAAAAAGATTTGAAAAATCCTCGTTGATGGTCTGCATGAGATCATAGACGGCGCCGGAATCGCTTTGTCCGAGTTCAGTAGTCCGGTTATCCGCAAGCGCGAAGGCAACGGCCTTCGACATGTCCCCATCCATTTTGACAGCAGCAATCTGCGTCCAACCAAGACGGCGCGCCGCCTCTACTTGGTGGTTTCCAGCGATGACTGTCATCGAGCCATCGTCATTTGCTCGAACAACAATTGGCTTGACTTGCCCAAACTCCCGGTATGAAGCCGCAATAGCGTCGATGTTCCCTTTGCGCGGATTGCCATCCAGCGGAACGAGGTCATCGAGGTCAACAAGAAGGTCGGACAGATTTTCGTGAATGTTACTCATGGTTGCACCTGTGCCCGGACGTTAGCATTGAGAGTACGCAGCGCGTCGATAGACGTCCGCAAGGAAAGAAGTTTTTCTCGTTTTGCTTTGAGCAGGGCTTCGGCGATCTTGAAGTCGTACTGCGAGTCAGCCATTTTGTAATCGGCCCATGACTCGCGTTCCTTAATTGACCCCTTGGCGCTCAAGTATTCTTTCGCCCAAGATGATTTATGAATAGCCTCTTTCTTTGCGAGATCTTCGGCAAGTATTTCAAATGCCTCAGTTTCTTCTTCCAAATCGTCGATCAACTCAAGCAAGTTATTCTCGATCTCGATTTGGCTGATCGGGCTGTTCCTACGGTTCATGTCACCACTCAATTTTGTCTAGGGCGGCCAAATGTGATTCAGGCCAATTAATGTTGCTTTCACCGAAATGGCTAAGTCCCATCTGGCGTAGAACCCATGCGTCACACATGTCATCGGCACCTTTGCCAGACCACACGATGCCGGTTCTCGCAGATATTGAACTCACTACTTCGTTTTTAGAAGCATTACCTTTGCCGGTGGCAAACTTGCTTCTTGATGTAGGCGGGATATCCGCCCAAGGTATGTTTGTTTCGTATAGAGCCACACGGATCACACCGCCGAGTTCACCGAGAGAATGCGCATGAGAGTTCCGCGAAGAAAACGAATATGACTCGATGCACACAAAGTCGATTTTGTTTTCATACACAGCGTCCATGACCCAGTTTCGTAAATCAATGAGACGTGGGATGCCTTTTCCTTTAGAGGAAATGGCAGTGTATTGATCATCGGCCCAACATAAGCCTGTCGAGGTTAGCGAAGGGTCGATGCCGAGAATGTTCACCGCTCCCACCCATGTTTTGCTAAGCCAAGATCAAACGCCAGTTGTGGGTAGTTGCCTATTCTTGTGTGGCACGGTCGGCAGACAGCGATGCAGTTTGATTCTTCGAGAATGGAGCCGCCTTGGCTTCGCCGAACCAATTCGTGAATGTCCACGCTACCGTTTCGCGTATAGGTGGCTAGCCCGTCATGCCGAGCAAAAACCGGGCACGCTTCGCAGTATCGACGTTCGTCGAGCATCCGAGAAACAAGTTTTCGTCTCTCAACATACTCTTGCTCTTTCTTCTTGCTGCGTTTATTAAGCGGGCCACCGCGCTTCATTGGTGAGCGCTTAAGTGGTTTTCCTCTTTTCACAAATTGCTCGCATCAACCTCGTCGAATTCCCAACGATTATCAAGCGTAGCCCAGAGTGCCCGATCAATCGAGGTCGCCTCAAGGTCGAACTTTTCCATCAACTTCTCGTGCATGACAATGGCGCGACGTAAAAATTGAATGTCCTCGTCCGGAGTCGTTTCTAATGGTTTCTTATTTTCGATCATCCCCTCAACCTGAGCGAGGCGATTTTCAACATAAAACTTGAACCGGTTGATTTTGTTGAGACGGACATCGTAAGCGGACTGCGCGGCGGCAGCCAGCGCTTCGCCATCTTCCCCAAACGAGGCGTATCGTCGCTGATCTGAAGCCATGTCGGCTTTTATATTCTCAACCTGATCGCTCAAATTATCAAGCAGTGCGGCCAGCGAACGCTTCCACCTATCCCAGTTTTCCTCTTGCATCAAGAGTTTTTTCTGTGTCGGTGACAACTTGTTTTTTACTTCTTCGGCAACCATTTGCGCGAAGACATCGTCGGTAATCATGCTTTCCTCCATGCTGGACACATGCTTTTGTACGCGCACCAATCACACAAACGTGAAGTGCGAGTTTCAAATTCGTGAGTAACGCAAGCCTCGTCGATTGCGTCTTTCGTGGTACGTATGTATGTTCTCGCCTCGTTGTAGTCATCCTCAGTGAAGCGGTGCTGAAATTTTACCCCATCCTTGAGAAAGAGCAGTTCGAGATTTTCGGTTTCACAAAGATCGATGTCTCGGGCAACGGTTGCGTAAATCTTCAACTGTAGGAACTTGTCGCCTACCCATCGTTTTTGCGGGGTTTTACCGGTCTTGTAATCGGAGATGGTGGCAATGTCGCTGTCGAATGTCAATCGGTCGATAAAACCTTTTATGCGAACACCCGCAACGTCGCCGTTCAACTCCAACTCAATTTTTGGATCAGCGACAGACTTCGGGTTTTCGATATCAAAGATGTGTTCCAAACACCACCATGAATTCCATCGCAACATCCGAATCTTGTCTGGGTCACGAACCCATGGCGTTACCCGTTCCAGCCATCCACTTTCTGACCAAGTTGAGGCCGCAAGCCCTTTCAGCATCTGCAGGCTTCGTTCCTCGGGAGGCAAAGCATAAAAATATTCCAAAACCTCATGGACGAAGTTGCCCATCAGAGTTGCCTCAGTTGGCTCGTCTGGGATTTGGTCGATCTTGCTGTACCTGAATTTTTGAGGGCACTGATTAAACGTGCCCATCGAGGAGGGGGATAGGTGAGGTGGCGGAACTAGGGCTTCAGGCATTCGAATCTTCAACCCACTCGCCACCGAAAGAAATTCGAGTGGCCTCACCGATCAAGAACTCAAGTTCTTCGACCGTTGCGGTATCCAGTGTGGGCTTGGGAGCGCCATCAGCAAACTCGTTCCAAACAGAAGTGAGTTCCGTCTTCTGATCGTCATCCAACGATTTGGCGATTCCCAAGAACCTCTCCCAAGCATCAAGAACTTCAGGATTAATCTCCGGCTTGGCTTCCTCCTCGTCAAGAGCGAGGGCTTCTTCGGAGCGAGCGAGGTATAGGCCGATCCCGAACTGTTGCGCGGCTTTCTTCAGGGCGTCGGAGACAGCCCCCTTGAATTCGTCGCCAAGGTCAACGATGTCGCCGTTCTTGGTGCGTTTGATTTTCTGACCGCCGATGCCGTCCTTCCACACCATCGTGCCGTCAATGGTGGTTTCGATCCGGACGTGGGCGACGATGAAGTCGGGGTCCAGTTGGTCTCGGGCGCAAGCCATGATTTGGCTGCTCCAGCCTCCGACGCCGAACACCTTGTTCATGCGAGTGATGACTTCGCTGACAGGGATGTACGTTAGGGATGCTCCACCCTTCTTCAAGGTTTTTTCGACCTCGCGAGAGAAGGGTTCGTAAAGTGCTTGCAGGTCCATCAGGCGTTGCCCTTTCTGACGATGATGCTGGTTTTCAATTCTGACTCGCAGTAATTGTCGGGGTTGATCCCGATCTCGTTCAACTTTGTCGCCCTCCAGTAGGACGGCTGGACGTAGTCCATGATCTTCATGGCGACGCCTTTGGCGTCGAGCACGACTTCGCCGGTGTCCATGTCGACGGACGATTGGATGACGCGATCGACGACATCGTTGGCGAGTTCAGCGTGACGCCACTTGGTCCGACTGGAAGCGACTTTGCGTTCCATTTCGGCTCCGTCACGAAGGGCGAGGATGTCGGATCCGTCCTTCATGAGGTGGCTCATCTTCGCTTCGATTGTTCCGTAGAGGAACCCCAGATCGCGCTTGGCGAGATTGAGTTCCAGCATCATGTCGGCTGCATCTTCGATCGCTACCTCGCCGTCAAGCCATTCAGCCAAACGTTCATCGAGTGCTGCGATCAAACGACGAAGCGTCTTGATCTCATCGATATTCATGTAGTTGTACCTCGTGTTAGTAAGAGGGTTGGTTAGTTACTCAGACGATGATAGCGACCTGCTTGCGCTGTGGCAACCCCAAACCCGCAAGATGTGTAAATGCGCCAACGGCTGAGTCGACTTGGTCGTCGTGCGGAGCCGCTTCCGGAAACGACGCAAACTCGTCAAGCCATTCCGTTAACCATGGCCCACGGACCACACGAACGTTGCCATTAGCGACCGCCGCCGCGAACGGACGAGCCCTCGTGACCTTATCACCAGTAGCCCTATTACCGACAAAATCGTAACCGGGTACGACATATCGCGCATACTGATCGACAAGCGCTTTACCAGATGAGCCGGGTTCCTGCTCCATGCGAATCGCAACGTGATGCCCGTCCTCGTACGCGGTCTGCGCAACAAGTTGCTCAACCTTCTCGCCCCTCACCCGCGCCCGTTTGACGTCCAAGATATAGGCGATACCGCGATCGAAAAGCATGAGGGTTCCGACCGTCCAGTCAGGATCCGGGTTTGACTGAGAAGGTTCAGTCGCAGCCAAGTCCCAAAAACGAACCGCTCTCGCAGCCGAGGAAATTTCAGGGATTTCGTTTTGATCTAACAGAATGAACGATTCGCGGTCAAACAAAGACCCCAGAGTCGTTGACCACCAGTCGCCTTCTTCGAGACGACGACGCTCGACCGGGTCCAACGCCTGAAGGGTCTGTCGGTACGACGCGGCATCGAT